AGGGGGGTATGGGGGCGCCCCCATGAGAGCGAAGCGAAACGGTATTAAGTTCCCCGTTTAACCCAGGTGCTTAGAATAGATAAAACCTATCAAAAGGCGGTTATCGATTTATACATCGTATTAAGTAGATCGGATCATTCCCGGCTATAGCGCCAAATGAAGCGAGTGCCCCTCCAGTCGCTGCAAGTGCTTTTTTTAGGGCTTCTTCAAGTTTCGCCCCCTTGGTAGTCCCCGCGTGTTTGGCAATCATCGCCCGCGCTCCCCATGCTTCCGCCTCCAGTCCTGCCAGCGCTGCCATAAGCGCTTGATCTTCCGGGCTGCATCTTTTCCGCCCGCTTTTCCAGTCGCTAATGACTGTCGGCGCTACCTCCAGTTCTTCCGCTAAAGCCTTCAGGCTCCCCGCTTTTTTGCTGGCTCTGTCAATCAGTTCGTCTAAATAGTTTGGTTTCATTTCTCACACTTCACTTTTTGGTGTAGTATCCGCTCCGGCTTCACTATTTTGTGAAGTTCTTGACCAACAAATCCAAGCCCTGACGGGCGCATTTTCTCAGGAATGAACACCATGACCAAGATCTTTATCACCTCCCCTGAAATTCGTGAAATGAAAGGCGTCGGTAAAACCTCCGGCAAGCCCTATCACATGCGCATCCAAACTGCGCACGCCTTCACGGTGGATGCTCATGGTGTTCAAGCTGAATTCCCCGACAAATTTGAAATTGCCCTTGAAGATGGACAGTTTCCATACCCTCGGGGCCATTACACGCTTTCCCCTTCCGCAATTCAAGTCTCACGGGATGGCCGCTTGGAAGTTCGCCCCCGTTTGATCGCTGTCCAGGCCCCCGCCAAGTAAGGCCCGGCCATGTCCCCGGCCCAAATTGATGAAATCCGCCGCGTCGTACGTCTTGAAAACTTACGCGCCGCCGTTTTTTCCGTTGCCTCTGAATCGCTGGATGACCAAAACCCCCGGCTTACCGTGGAGATCGCACTTGATGGCGACGTTCTCGCCGCCTCGTTTCATTACTCGGATCAGGCCGGGAATTTCACCATTGGCGGTGCGTTATGAAAGACGATGACTTTTTACACGTCGCGGCCTTTTCTGGTTTCCTTGATTCCGGTATCAATGAGACTTTTGCCCTTTTGGCTGATCCGTTGATTACTGTTGAGCATCGTTGTGCCACTTTTGACAACAACCAGGATTTGCTTGCTGCACGCCGCATCTTGGATGTTTATTTGTCTCTCGCTAAGTCCCGGGGGTTTTTGTGAGCTACCCCTATTCGGTGCGCCTTCCTTCCGGTCAGGTTCGGCCCTTTGCCTGTCCTGTCGTTTTCAATGCCTATGTCTCTCAGTGGCCTGATGACGAATACACCAAGGTTTGGCCCCTCCCCTTCTGCTGCTTGATTCAATCGCGCACAGCGCCGTTTTAACGCCCTCTTGCCATGCTCCAGCCTCAAACCCTTCGTCTCTTTGCTAAAGCTGATCGTGCTGCTCAGGCTTTGTCTTTGGCTCGGGCCAATGAGGCGGCGTTAGCAGCTTTCGAGCGGCAAGCGAAGCGCGCCGAAAGCGGCGCAGCCGCGGGGCTTGTCCCATTTAAAACAAATCGCGGAAGTGAAATTTCTTTTGCAAAACCTGTTGTTGCTGAACGTCGCGTCAAGCGTCTAAAAAAATCGGTTTGGGCCTCCGGCCACCTTCACGCCTTCGCGGATCGTGGGCACCGCCCCCCTGTCTGCTGGTTCGTCACTCTGACCTACCGCCCGGGCATGGATTGGGCCTCAGATCACATGTCTAAAGCTATTCGCCTTTTCCGCAGCTGGTGCCAGTCTCGCCGTGTTCCTTGCCGTTATACCTGGGTTGCCGAATTGCAAAAACGTGGCGCGGTGCATTACCACTTGCTCGCGTGGCTTCCCCAAGGGCTCCGAATGCCCATGTGGGATAGACGCACCGCCACCAGTCGCGGAACCTCACGCGCCCCGTTCTGGCCCTATGGCATGACAAACCGCCAGCCTGCTAAGGCAGGTGTCGGCTACCTCATGAAATACCTTTCCAAGCTTGGCGAATTGACCGTATTCCCCAAGGGCCTCCGCCTCTATGGCATCGGCGGTCTAACGGATCAAGGTCGGCAAGTGCGCTCATGGTTCAACCTCCCAGAATGGGTCAAACGATCCCATGGCGTCGGTGATGTTCTCAAACGTGGAAACGCTTTCGTTGTACGCGCCACAGGTGAGATTCTTGAACCAGCTTATTCCTGCATAAAAACTGGCTTTGGCATCTTGCTTAAACCTCTCCGTCCACTCCCCGAACGTTTTCACAGTGGTGCTTATTCGTCTGTGAGTTTTTGATATGACAACGATCAATTGCACCGTTTCCCCTTGCACTGTCGTTCTCGAAGTGCCGTTGTTGTCCCTCTCCCTTGAGGATGCCGGTTTGATCGGATCTGCCATTCTGATCGTCTGGGCTGTGGCCTTCGCTTTCCGAATTCTCATAAAAGCCGTGCGCGTCGATGAAACCGTTCTTGATGAAACCTGAAACCCAAGCGGTGAGCGCTTTACGAGCGTTGCCCGGTTGTGCTTTTGCAACCTTTTTTGATTGGAAAAATCATGTTTAAAAAAATCGCTGCCGTTGCTGGCGTGGCTTCTCTGGCTTTGATGACCACTGGCGCACAAGCTGCCATTGTGGTGACTGACGTTGTGACCGAAATTGAGGGCGCTGCCGCTCCTGTCGCTCTCATTGGTACTGCTGTTTTGGTGCTGTTCGTCGGTATTAAAGCTTTCAAATGGGTGCGTCGCGCTCTGTCTTAATCTGTTGATTCTGTTGGAGTCCTTACACGACTCCAATGGAATACATAGGGAATCACATCATGGGCCTGTTTCTTCTCATCGCAATTCTGGGGGCGGCATGGCTCATATTCACCGCTTAATTTGTTCTCTTTTTTTGCTATTTGCTTCTTTTGCTGCATCTGCTGCAATTACGCCAGTTTCTTCAACTGAATACGGCGTAAATTTGGCATCAGGTACAACTTATGGTTTTTCAACCCCTGTTTCTGCCTGTCAAGCTAAAGTTGCTTATCTTGCATCAGTCCGTAGTTATGCTCAAACTTATGCGGGTGTCAGTGCTAACGGTGCCTTGTGCTATGTCAGTCATCAGTACGGCACGGAACAGCATTCCATATTTCCGCGTGCTGCTACAACCTGCCCTGCAAATTCAACTCTTTCAGGTTCTATTTGCACTTGTAACGCTACGTTTACCGAGTCTGGTGGTGCTTGCGTCTCTATCGCTGCGCAACAAAAAACTGAATGTGATGCCCTTGCACAAGGTTTGAATTTTGTCGGCGCTCCCATGGTGCATCATGGCCCGGTTGGTCTTACTGCTTGTTTTGGTGGCTATGTTATGCAAGGCACTGGCGGCGCGTCTGGTGGTGGGCAATCGGAGCTTTACGGGCCTTTTTCTTGCTCTGGTCAGTCTGCCTCAACTTGTACTGAAGTTCCTAAACCTCCTGAGATTGTTCAGGATTGCCCCGTTGGTTCTTTTCCCGGGATTGTCAACGGTTTGCCCTATTGCGCAAAACCTTCTTCAACTGTTGATGCGCCAAAGACAACAACCGCAACTCCTCCTGCACCCGGTGCCTCGGCTCCTGCAATTGCTGACGCTCCACCATTCACGACAACCAAACTTGAGGCTAGTTCTTGTCGTGGTGATGCTTGCACTATCACTACTTTTTACAAAAACGAAGCTGGCGAAACTCTCGGTTCTAAAACTGAAACCATGACTCCGGCGGAGTATTGCGCTCAAAACCCCGGCGCGGCTACTTGTAAAGAAAAAGAAACAAGCTGGTCTGCTGCCGATTGTCTTACTCCGCCAGCTTGTGACGGTGACGCTATTTCATGCGCTATTGCGGCTCAAACTTTTAAAACCGCATGCGCTCTTTCACCTGATGCTAATGATGAGTCTGCTTTATACGACTCTGAAAAATTGAAGGTCGATACTGTCATTGTTGATGACCTTCCCGGCTCAAAAACTGTCGGCATTAACTCTGGCATGTTTTCAACAACTAACGTGCTCGGCGGTGGTTCTGGTGGTATGGCTGACCTGAACGTTACTGTTGCCGGTCATTCCGTCACATTACCGTTCACTACTGTTAACACTGTTTTGACATGGCTTGGCTACATCCTCATGTCTGTTGGTTTCTTGCTGTCTTCTCGTATCGTTGTTAGGGGTTAAAAATGCCTGTTTTGCTCGCCTCTTTGCTTGGTGGTCTTATCAATGTTGCCGGTTCAATTGCTGGCCGTGTAATGATCGGACTGGGTATTTCTGCTGTCACATACACTGGCTTGACCACCACAATAGATTGGCTTTTGGGTCAGGCCGTGGCTAACTTCAACGCATTACCTCCCGCTGTTCTTGCCGTTGCTGGACTTCTACAAGTTGGCCCTTTCATCAGCATGATTCTGTCAGCGATGACCGTGAGAATGACCATTCAGGGTTTAACTGGCGACAGTTTTCGCAAGTGGGTTGGTGTCTAAATGCTGTATCTAACTACCGGCGCTAACGGTGCAGGAAAAACCCTTTTCACTTTAAAGCATGTCCACGATCTGGCGCTCAAAGAATCTCGGCCCGTCTATCACAATGGGCGTTTCGAGCCTGTTGTCGATGGTCCCTTGAAGTCGTGGACAAAAATCGATGTAAAGGACTGGCAGACCGTTCCCGACGGTGCCATTTTCCTTATTGATGAATGTCACAACGATTTCCCCATACGTACCGGTAAGGATGGCCCGCCCGAATATATAAGGATGCTTGCAGAGCATCGCAGGCGCGGATTCGATTTCTTTCTGATCACTCAGCACCCAATGAACATCGATGCTTTCGTTCGTCGATTGATTGGCTCTCCCGGCTGGCACCGCCATTTGAAACGTGCTTCCGGTGCCCCACTGGTTTCTATGCTCGAATGGCCATCGGTCAACGATCAGCCGCAAAAAGCTGGTTCTGGTGAATCTGGCCAAGTCAGTATGAAACCTTATCCCAAGGAGGTTTTTGACTGGTACGTTTCAACCAGCCTTGATACGGCCAAAATCAAAATTCCTTTTCAGGTTAAATTGCTTGCCGGCATGGTTCTTGCCCTCCCCGTGATAGGGTATTTTGCCTACAGTAGCCTGCAGGATAACCTCATTAACAAGCCGTTATCGACAAAGCCTGTTGGTTCACCTGCTACAGTTTTCGGAGCACCAAAAAATAATATTGGCCCCCCACAATCTGCCGAAATAACCCCTGCTCAATACATTGCAACGTTTGAGCCTCGTATTGAAGGTTTGCCACACACTGCCCCACGCTATGACGCTTCCACTACTCCTGTTGTCGCTCCTTATCCTGCTGCTTGCGTTGCCATGGGTAGTAGGTGTGGCTGTTACACGACACAAGCAACGAAACTTGTTGTCCCTGACGCGCTATGTCGACAGATCGTCGCGGGTGGGTACTTCATGGATTGGCAGGCCGCAATTTCTGCGGCTTCTGCGGGGCAACCTGTACGCGCAGAGCCTACACCGGCACCCCTTCCAGTTGCCTCGCTTACCGCCAAAGAATTAACCCCTGCTATTACTGCCAAACAAGGTATTTAAAAGGTCTGATTAGCGATTAGCGTAAATCAGGCCGTTCAGGGGGGTATGGGGGCGCCCCCATGAGAGCGAAGCGAAACGGTATTAAGTTCCCCGTTTAACCCAGGTGCTTAGAATAGATAAAACCTATCAAAAGGCGGTTATCGATTTATACATCGTATGAAGTAGGCGGCATCGTTAGCGGCTGAAGCTCCACACGAAGCGAGCGCCGCGCCAGTCGCTAGCGCAGCTTTTTTTAACGCTGCTTCCAGTTTCGCCCCCTTCGTTGTCCCTGCATATTGGCTGATCGTGGCCCGTGCGTTCCACGCATCGGCGTCTAGTCCGGCTAGTGCGGCCATAAGCGCCTGATCTGCTATCGGGCATGGCCTTCTGTCATGCCTCCAGTCACTCACAGTCTGTTTTGAAACTTCTAGCTCTTCGGCTAGTTTTTTGTCGCTCCCAGCTTTTTTCGCTGCCCGATTGATTAGTTCGTCTAAATAGTTCGGTTTCAATTGTTTCTCCAGTCCGGTTTTCGTGTACTATTCGGCGCAAGTACTGAAATTTAGTACTTTCAACCTTGTCCACGACGGGGCCATTTTCACAGGAAACCGCAATGTCCACAAATTTCTTAAGCGCTCAGACTGCGCACAAAGCCGAAATGGGCAGTTTTGCGGCTTCCCCCGTTTCGGTGCAGTTTGGGCGCACCCTTCTTCGGCCTAAGCGTCTTTTTCCATTGATTGAGCAACTGGCAAGCCCTTCCGGTTTCTGGGTATCTGCTTGCACTGGTGACATATTGGTAAACCGCGTTTTTGCTGCTGAGCGTTCGGCATGAGCAACATTCAAGCCCTTCCTCGCAACCATCACCAATGGGTTTCCATTGCTGAATTTCTTGACGCCCAATTTCTGGCGGGTTACGGCCTTCGCCGCCTCGCGGCTGCCGGTGAGCGCAGCGGAGCCGCCACCGGCACCGCGCCGCGCGTAGCGCACCCCGTTGGTAATACGGGGATAACCTTCGAGGCCTCCAAAAATGTCTAAGTCCAAATCATCGGCCTTGGTACTCGAAGGTGATACCGTCAAACTTCGTCTCCAAGCTGAGCGCCATGAGTCCGGCAATTCCGTTCATGTCGATTGGGTCCGGTTCACTGCCATGCTTCGCGCCGCGCCTGCGCCTTCTCTTGATCTTCTTTTCCCTGCTACCCGGCAGGATTCCGTTCAATGGGAAAACACCCAAGCCGCACGCCTCAAAAGTCAAAAAGACTTTGAGGAATCCGACTACATCGCCACCGCCCAAGCTCTTGACCTCGCCACGCAAGCCGCTGCCTGCCTCGGCCCACAGTTCACCGTTGACCCTGAAATCAAAAAGGGCATGGACTTTTACAAAAGCCGCTTCTCCATCATCCTGAATGGAACTGAATGCGCGTGGGTCGGCTTCCTGTCCTCCAGCGAATCCCCCCGCCAGCAAAGCCAAGCCGCAACGATCCATTGCAATATCTTCGGCACCGCGTGCACTTTTGCTGACGCCGGTTGGCGTGACCGACTCGCTGATCTGATTGACTCCCACGAAGCCACACTGACTCGCGCAGATTTGGCCCTCGATTTCTTCGATGGCTACCAAGGCGGCATTGATTCTGTGCGCTCTGACTACCGGGACGGCCTTTGTAACGTTGGCGGGCGCAAACTCAAATTCAACCTCGTAGGCGATTGGGAAAACGGCCACGATCGTTCGATTTACATTGGTTCCCGCGAAGCCGGAAAAATCACCAACATCTACGAAAAAGGTGACCAACTGTATGGCGAAAAGGCAAACAGCGATTGGGTTCGCTTTGAGCTTCGCTATGGCAACAAACTCCGCGTTTTATCCTCTGACCTCCTGCGCCGCCCGGATGATTTCTTTGCCGGTGCCTCTGACTGGCACCAATCCGTGATTCTCAAAGCCCACGCCACCGCAAAGGCCGAAAAAGTCCCCTGTATCGGACGCCTCCCCATTGAAACCGTTAAAGCCGAATGCCTCCGCTCCATCCGCTGGGTGAAGGAAACCGCCGCCGCAAACCTTGCTGTGGCTTTCGAATACCTTGGTGAAAACGAATTCCTGTCCATCGTCACGCATCAAAAGCTGCCCGGACGCCTTGCCAAATTCAGCCGCGATCAGATTCAAAAACAGATTGCTCCCGCCTTCAAAAAAATCACTGAATTGGTCTTAACCCCTGTGCCCGGAAAACAGGAAAACGGTCGCAATTTCTTATTCACGGTTGAAAGCTGCCCGGCTTTCGCATAACCGCAACTAGGGCAAAAAGGAAACCACAAAATGAAATTTCTCGGACAAGCATCAACCCTTTTCGGCATCAAAGCAACCGCTGGCGAAGTCGAAGGCAACAAATACAGCAGCACGACGTTTTACCTCCCTGCCGATCTGGGCAACACCGCTAACGTGAAAGCTCTCGGAACCGTCACCGTTCCCTACAAATTTGGCGACGTGAGCGAATTCGACAAATGGGCGCACCTCGAAAAATCATGGCCTGCTGCCGGTCTGCCTGTGCTCTGCGATTTTGACGTCGTTCAAGGTCGCGACGCCCAAGGCAAAGACGCTGCAAAGCTGGTGCTGCTCGGCATTCGCCCTGCCCCTTCTGCCAAGGTCTAAACCATGCGCCTCGTCGTCCAGTCCCTCATAACAGGCCGTTTCCTCTGCCCGTCAATGGATGGCGGCGAACCTTTAT